AGCCTCCCATGCGCGTTCTTGCCAATAAGAATCGTCGTCTTCTTCTTCCTCGGACTTGGGTTCTTCAGGTGGTGTGTAATACCAATCTTCGTTGTATAACATTTTTCTCTCCTCAATTACAAAGATGCCAAAGCGGTATCTAGGTCTGTTTTGTTATTTACTGACAAACTTAAAGCGTCAATCCAAAGGTCAATTACTTTATTAGCAACCTTGCGTCCCGCATCATTCGTAGACTCAGGAACAATTACATAGTTGAACGATTTTGTTGGGTGAGAATGGAATGTAACTTTTGCGCCATCATCGCTTTCGTATGTGTAAACATCTTCAGTCTTACAAACAACTTTATTGCGGAATTTTACTGAAACTTCAATTTTTGATTTTGCGGTAAGTTTGTACATTTGTTTGCCCTCCTCGGCGTATGGCGGGATGCCATGAACAGAATCTTACACTACTTTTCGGGGTTGTGTAAGAAATATACCTAGGACTAACCCTAATGTATGGTTATACAGTAGAATGTAAGAATGTTGTCCCCTACCCAGCGTTCCCTAAAATACCTACGAGACCAAGGCTATTCGGTCTGGATAGTCGAGCATTGGAACAGTTTTGCCCGTATTCGCCAGGACTTGTTTGGTTGTATAGACCTCCTAGCCATTGGAAACGGGGACACCATAGCCATTCAGACCACCACGGCATCAAATATGTCGGCCAGAAAGCACAAAATCCTAGAAAACCAGTATTACCCAGAAATGGTGCGGAGCAACTGGAAAGTGCATTTACACGGCTGGGTAAAGGTTGGCAACCGTTGGGAAGTAAAAGTTGTTGAACTTAACTGAATCCGTGGTATCCTAGCGTTGTCAGCGGTGTGGCAGCCGTTGGAACCAAAAAGGACAGGCAATGGTAGCGCAAGCCCATATAAGTCTAGGGCGTGTGTAGAGTTCAAACCGATGAGTTCGGCTTACTATCGTTGCCCCCTTATTGGTTTCAATTTCTGCTCATGCCAAGAGCCACGCTCTAGTCTTATGTGGGCTTTTTCTTTTGCTGACTGCGACCATGCTGGTCAGGGTAACGGGCGGCGGCATGGGTCTAAGAGCAGACCGTGGGGAAGTTCCTGAAATACTGCACTAGGGCGGCGAAGTCAGCACCCTTGAGAACGATAAGGCTGGCGAGTCAAGTGCGGCTCCGAAGGGCAAACTTGTAAAGGACTCTTTCATCTTATGACAGGGATGGCTGAGTCTTGCTCACCAAAGGGCAAGTATCTTAACTACTAGGATATATATGATAGAAATAAGCGAGGAGTTCAGGAAGTGGGCTAAGGAGCATAAGTACAGGTTAGACAGGGATGAGAATGGGTACTTCACCAGCACCCACACACAGTCGGCTTGGGACGCTTGGGAGGCAAGAGGATGTATAGAAACAGAGAGTACGGCAGCCAGCTAAAGGACTTCTCAGGTTTGAGATGGGGAGCAATATCTCCGACAGACATAGACGCAATTCTAGAGTTCTCTAACCGACTGTTCATAATCGTAGAGGCAAAATATAAAAATGCCCAAGTCCCATTCGGTCAGAAACTATGCCTAGAGCGACTCTGCGATGCCATCCAAAGCGAAACCAAGACCTGTGTGCTAATGCTTACGTCGCACGAAAGCGACGGGGATATAGATATGGGTTTGACAATTGTTAGACAATATAGGGAAAATGGAGTCTGGCACGAATCGCCAGAAATGACTTTGAGGGAAGTCATAGACATTATGAGGAGAAAATATCTTGGATGATTTCAACACCTTCTGGGCGCTATACCCAAAAAAAGTAGCCAAGGCCGACGCTAGAAAAGCCTGGGCGCAGACAAAAGATATACGGCCAGAGTTAACAAATTTGTTAACTGCCATCACAGCCGCTTGCAAGACCGAGTCTTGGATGAAGTCAGGCGGGGCGTTCATACCATACCCTGCCTCATACTTACGCGGCGAGCGTTGGGACGATATACATGAGGTTACCCTGCCAAACGTAGTCAACGAGAAGCCTTGGCACGAGACGGCTACGGGCATAGAACTCAAGGGTAAAGAGTTAGGTTTAGACCCTAGCCAGTTCGAGTCCTTCCCCCACTTTAAGGTTGCGGTTATGAGAGCCGCGCTTAAGTCCGCGTGATTCTCTCCCCACATAACAGGAACATAGCCCGTGAGATGGTGGATAACGCACCTGACGGGCATATCCTAGAAGTCCGGCCACCTAAACGCAGTCTTGATAGCAACAGGTACTACTGGGCGGTCTTGGGTGATATATCCGAGCAGGTAGTTCCAGGTAGGTTTTACGAGCCTAGCGTCTATCACGAATACTTTAGAACTTTGTTCCTACCTGAACGGATGGTGGAGTTGCCGGACGGAAGCATAAAGATGCTAGAACCGAGTACGAGTGAGTTAAACCAGGCGACGTTCTCGGAGTACACGGAGAAAGTAGTGAAATGGGCTTTGGAACATGATGTAAGATTTAGTGACAACACGAGGGGGCTGAAATGAGGGTATTGGTAGCTTGCGAATTTAGTGGAACGGTCAGGGATGCGTTTATTGCCCGTGGGCATGACGCTATGAGCTGCGACCTAGAATCAACAGATGTTCCTGGGCCGCATTACCAAGGTGATATGTTCGACATAATCAACGATGGTTGGGATTTGATGATTGCACACCCGCCATGCACCCACTTAGCTGTATCAGGGGCAAAGCACTTTGAAAAGAAAAGGGCAGATGGCAGACAACAACAGGGCATAGATTTCTTTTTGAGAGTTGTCAATTCGCCTATACCAAAAATTGCCGTTGAAAATCCAATTGGAATTATGTCTAACATTTACCGTAAGCCAGACCAAATTATTCAGCCCTGGCAATATGGACACAAAACCACAAAAGCAACTTGCTTATGGCTTAAAGGATTGCCATTACTAAAACCTACAAATATCGTAGACAAGGGTGAGTTTGTTGTATTTCCAAGTGGCAAGCGGATGTCTAAATGGTATGCAGACTCAGCTAAGAACCCACCAAAGGAAAGAGAACGTATCCGCAACAAAACTTTTCAAGGAATAGCTGACGCGATGACAGAACAATGGGGATGACGTGAAAGTTCTCCCAATAAAAAACGAAGAATCTTATCCTTGGCTATTAAAAAAACATTATGCAAAACGCATACCGTCAATTAGCTACGCATTTGGTTTATACGACGAGCTTGAATTGATTGGCGTTGTAACTTACGGTATGCCAGCAAGCCCATTTTTGTGCGTAGGTGTATGCGGAGAACACAACCGCAACGACGTTATAGAATTAAATCGTTTGTGTTTAGATGGAAACGAAAAAAACCAAGCTAGTTTTTTGGTTGCCAATAGCATAAAAATGCTACCAAAACCAAAAATAATTGTGTCTTACGCAGATACTGCAATGGGTCATATTGGGTATGTATATCAAGCCACTAACTTTTTATTTACCGGCACAACAAAAGAAAGAACTGACATGGCTTCTGAAAATGGTGGGCATAGCCGCCATAATTCTGGTGACTCAACTAAAAGAGTAGATAGAAGCGCAAAGCACCGTTATGTGTTTATACACGGAAATAAACAAGACAGAAAACGATTGTTGAAAGAATTAAATTACGATGTTTTGCCATACCCAAAAGGCAATTCACAAAAGTATGACTCTGGCGGTTCAGTCCCAACTCAAAACCTTCTTTTTGCATGACAAAAGATGAAAAAAACCATCTCTCTAAAGTTGCAGCCCTCGGATGCATGGTCTGCCGAAGAATTGGGTACTCTGATAGCCCGTCTGAAATTCATCATCTGCGGGCCGGTCAAGGATGGGGCAGGTCTTCGCACTACCTTGCAATACCACTATGCCCAGAGCATCACCGAGGTAAAACTGGAGTTCACGGACTCGGAACCAAAGGCTTCCCAAAGCACTATGGATTTACAGAACAAGATTTGCTTGACGACGTAAACAAGGAACTGAATGAAAGCAATAGCGATAGCAACAACTGAGGGGAAGTGCCTTCCTGTCCTAGCCGCCTCCGTGACCTTCTACGTCCCGCAGGATGTGACGGTATTCCTAGCCGGTAGCGACATTATCTTCCCGCGCCACAGGACTGTGAACCTTCCCAACGACGCTACTAACTTTGGAGACGCTTATAACGCGGTGGTCAAGCGGGCGTTCGAGGAGGTTGACGAGGTTGTGGTCTGTAACGACGATATTGTGTTCAACCCTACCACCTGGAAGTTGCTTGGCGAGGACGTTGCGTTTTTGCGAGACAAAAGCATCCCCCTCGGATGGGCATCCGCTAGGTCTGATTATGCCCGAGGATTGCAGAACATTAGGCTAGGGCAGGGAAAAATGGAGTGGTTCAGGTACGAGACAGAGAACCTTATTAACATCACCGATGTTATAGCCCCGATTTGTAGTTACATATCCAAGGAGGCTTGGGTGGACTTCCCGCCTATCAACTGGTACTCGGACGACGTGCAATGCTTGGACATCCAGAAGAAGGGTTTCCAGCACGCCATCAGCAGGGCTTACGTCCACCACGTCGGTTCTCAAACGTGTGGATTTAATGCCAAAGAACTTATACAATCTGCCCAACCTTGGATTAAAGCAAATAGGCCGGAGTTATACGACTTATGGTTTCGGAAGAAAGACTAAAAAACTGGGCTTTTTATTGTGCGTGGGGTCATGTTGGCCCTGAACACCGTACCCAATGCGCCAGCGCAGAAGGTAACTACGAGTCCGAGGATGTCTTTGAGGGCGAGGAGCCAAGGATAGAACCCGATATGCTTGACGGGCAGGAAGTAGAGAACGCAGTAAGGGTTTTACCCGATATAAGCCGCAGGGTTTTGAAGGCAAGGTATATCCAGTACCCGTACAACCTGAGCCACAATGTAGCCCAGAGATTACGGATGAGTACGGATAAATTAGAAGCAGAGTTGATGATAGCCAAGAGGAGGCTACATGACAGACTTAACAGAAATCAGGCAGGGCACAGAGGAATGGTTACAGGCGAGGCTGGGGTTTTGCACCGCGAGCAGGGTTAGCGATGCCTTGGCGGGCAAGGATACCGAGACCCGCAAGAACTACCTCTGGCAGCTTGTAGCAGAAAGGCTCACCAAGACCCAACAGGCTAGTTTTGCGCCCAACGCGGCAATGATTAGGGGTACGGAGCAGGAACCCATCGCCAGAGCCGCATACGAGGCTCACACGGGCGTTTTCGTAGACCAAGTAGGGTTCGTCCCACACCCGACGATAAAGTGGCTAGGAGCCTCTCCTGACGGCTTGGTTGGGGATGAGGGTTTGGTAGAGATTAAGAACCCGAACACGGCCACGCACCTGCAATACAGGAAGGCGGGCAAGGTTCCGACCAAGTACAAGAATCAGATGATGCTCCAACTTGCTTGCACGGGTAGGAAATGGTGCGACTTTGTGAGTTTCGACTCCCGACTGCCTGTCAGCAAGATGCTGTTCATCGTGCGGTTCGAGCCGGAACAAAAGGAGATAGACGAGATGTTGGACAAGATTCAGGTGTTCTTATCAGAAGTGGAGGCCGAGTGTGACGATTGACGACCTGGCGGTAGAGGCGGGATTGTTTTTGAAGGAGGGGGAGTTGTTGTTCAACTTCCACGAAGACTCTCGTACCCAGTTGCAGAGGTTTGCGGAAATCGTGCGCGAGGAGGAGATGTTGCGGTGCGCGAGGATGGCAGAGGATTGGGGATTTAAGAGCTTGGCCCAGGAGATGAGGGGTTGAGCCAGCAGGTGATGATAGAAGCCCTGTATCAGGAGATTATGGGCGTTCTAGAGAAGTTTGACGAGGCACTCCCTCTAGCCTCTGTGGTAGGTGTCTTAGAGGTAATCAAGTTTCAGCTTTTGAATAATACGGAGGAAGACGAATGAGAGACGGACTTATAGCTGCACACTTCTACGCGCAGGACGCGGCATTTTTCGTGCTATGTATGCTTGGCGTTATTATCTTCGCGGGGTGGCTTGAGTGGCGGCGTGGTTAATAGCCGGTATCGGTGTTGTATACCTTGTGGTGGCGGTGCAGTTGCTACTAGAGGGTAAGGTGGGTCTTGGCGTGGCTTTCTTAGGTTATAGCCTTGGCAACGTGGGTCTTTATTTAGCAGCCAAATAGGAGAAGTTATGGAATACGATAATACCAATAGCGGTGTGTTGTTTAAGAACGAGTCGGACAACGAGAAGGCTCCTGCCTACAAGGGCAAGTTAAACGTAGACGGGACTGAGTACAACCTAGCCGCATGGATTAAAACAGGCAAGTCTGGGCAGAAGTTTATGAGCCTCAAGGTTGAACTACCAAAGCCCAAGGCAGAGCCAAAGCAACAAGCCTTAGAGGACGACATTCCATTCTAAGCAAGCAACAGCTACGCGCCCTGTTTGTTTACAGGAAAGGGGAACTTGTGTGGAAGCCTCGACCCATTGAGGCTTTCGCCAAGTATTCCGCGTATGTCATGTGGAACGCTAGGTACGCCAACACAATCGCAGGACACATAACCCCTCGCGGTTATCGCAAGATTGCTATATTCAAAAAGCCTTACTTTGCTCACAGGATTATCTGGGCTTATCACCACGGGTGGTGGCCTGAGACAGTTGACCATAAGAACTGCAAGTTTGCCGACAATAGACTAAGCAATCTCAGGGTTGCCACGCAGATGGAAAACAGGTGGAACTCCAAGTTACGGGAGAAAACCAAGTCCAATGTGAAGGGGGTCTACAAGAGGAAGGAAAAGTTTTACGAGGCACACGTTTGTGCCAACTATAAGAGGTATTATCTTGGGAGATTTGTTCGAAAATCTGACGCAGTCAGAGCCGTCACCACCGCCAGAAAAGCGTTGCATAAAACATTTGCTAGGTCTGGTTAACAGAGGAACCTTTACCGCCACCAAAGAGGAGTTCTATCAAATCGTGATGAGCGAACATGAGGCGAAGATAGAAGGGCTGGCAAGGTATGTGTTGACGCTCCCAACAAGGGAGGCGAGGAGGAAGTGGCTTGACCAGTTTGAAGCCAAGCACAATTTGACAATAGCCGAGGAACTAAAGGAAAGAATTACTCAGATTCATAGAGAGCGCGTTCGTGCTTCCGGCGCTTAACTAAGCCAGGCAGCTCTTTCCCACCCGCTTTAGTCCACGCCATGAAGGACTCTGCCGCGCCCTCAAAATCTCCACGGTTATGCTTCATGCGGATGGTTGACCTTTGGAGGTTGCCAAGCCCGACGTTGAAGGAGAAGGAAACCAGAGCGTCAAAGCGGCCTTGAGTAAGTCCACTTGGACAGAGGCGCAGAACTCCTCGTTCAAACGTAGCCAAGTCTGCAGCCAAGATAGCATCGACTTCTGCCATGCTGAGAACTCTGTCCCACTCTGGTGGAAGGGGTATATTTTTGCGTTCATTGAACGGAACCCTTATATGGCTTTGGTCTATGACATGGCCAACGGCCACGCTCCAAATTAGCGCGGGGCAACGGTAAGGTTTTGTCCTTACGCCCTCGTCTTTCTTGATGCCCTCAATTGCTTCCTTGCTTACCTTCACTTCTTACCCCATTGCCTACTTCCGAACCAGAACGCAATAATCCCAGACAGTAGTGCCATCTCATCTTCGGAGAAGATTACGTCCGTGGCGGCGATAAACTGCTCCACGTCCATGCTACCTAACCCGCCACGAAGCAAGAAGTAGGTCAGCGCGATGTTAATCATCACTAACTCTAGGACAAAGATAAAGGTGACCGCAGGACGCACGATACCGTTCAGGTTTACGACCCAATTGGAAGCGCGAGCCATGATAGCCTTGTCGTGGTCTAAAGCCGCGCCCTGACGTTCTGCGTCGGTCTGAAGCGCAATCTGGTCTGTCCTAATCTCCTCGACCTTCTGCTGGGCAAGGAAACCGCGTTCTGCAAGGGCTAACTCGCGTTCCGTCTGCATCTGGGCTAACTTCAACTCTTGGGCTTTATCTGCCTTGTCTTGGAAGAAGCTGAGGACTTGCGGTAGGCCAGAGGCTAGGAATCCGACAGCAGAAGATATTAGGGATAGCATTACAGGTGTCCTTTAAAAATGTAGTACGTTGTGACTATGATTAGCGAGGCTATGAAGCACATAACCTTGAGTTCACGGAGTTTCTTTAGGTCACGCCCTAGTTCGTCGCGCCCCTCCTTGACCTCCTTCATTTGCCGCTCTTTTATGGATTGGATGTCCTTCCACTCGTAGTCAGCCTTTTCCTTGCCGTAGCGTTCTACGAGCTGCTGGTACAAGTCGTCCTCGGCTTCTTTCACTTCCTTGAGTCTCCTCCACTCCGCGAAGGCTGTGAGGATGGTGGTATCACCTTTGACTACCCGTTGTTTTTTT